ATCGCTGTACAAAGGCTTTATTTCACAGCAAAATCCAGATGGAATGTACCAGGATGATGCCAAGACGCAAAAGCTTAGCACAGATGACGCGGGTGCTAATCCTCTTATGACAGGGGACGCCATCAATCTTACCATGAACGACGCGCAGACAAACCAAGTCTATATGGACGACGCTAAATCAAACCCCATACAAGGAGACGACCTATGAAATATCTTTTTAAAATTGCTGCGCTGTTTGCTATCACGATTCTTGGCATCGGTATCGCCGATGCGACTACATACACGCTTCGCACCCTATCCACGGGAGCTGCTGTTGGCGCAACTGATATCTATGAAAGCCGCCAAGGTTCTGATACCTCAGATGTCAGCGTAACCGCCGCGCAGATCAAAACCTTTGTGAGTTCGTCGCCTACGCTTGTAACCCCGACGCTCGGAGTGGCTTCGGCTACGTCCCTCGCTACATCAGCGGCGTCGCCTTTACTTCTGACCAACGGTCAGCTTGTAACGGTAGCTCTCACCTCTCAGACGGTGGGCGGGGCTACGCTTACTATTCCAAACCTTGCGCACGTCAATGACACGGTTGCAATGGTTACGCTCGCGCAGACGCTAGCCAATAAAACCTTCACAGCTCCTGTTCTGGGGGCTGCTACGGCGACCACCATTAACGGCGTGACGATTCCATCAGTGACGGACACGGTGGCAACGATTGCTGCGGCGCAAGCATGGACAGGCGTCAATACTTACGGCGCGTCGTCTAACATTGTCTCAAAGACTTCTACTAGCTCCACGGACATCAACCCACCGTTCGACAACCGTATCCTCGGCAATCCTGTTGTAAAATTGGTCTACGGCTCCTGCACCGTTTCCGCAGTCAATGCCGGGACGTGCAAGCCTTTGGCGGGCGTTGCCAGTCGTACGATTTCTGTCATTAACTTTGACATTGTGGCAGCGGGAAGCGCGGCGACTTGTACGGGTGTGCTATTGGAAGACGACAACGGGACTCCCGTGGTGGTGGCAACCCTTGCGGCTGCAACCCTAACCAGTGGGGCGCATAACATTCCTGTTATCGCAACTTTAGGCGTCGGCTTCGGCGCAGGCTCCGGCCTGACTGCCGCAAAGGGAGTGCAGATTATCGTAAATGGTTCTAACTGCACCACTACTACAGCCTTTGAATACGCTATCACATACACAGTTCAATAATTTACTCGGGCGTATGTCGTGTAGGACGCCGCTGCACAAAGGACGCCGCTTTATCGGGCGATAAGGAGAAAGTCTATGACGGATGAGAACCACGATGTCTTCAGCGAAGAATCTAAGACAACCAGCGAAGCGGATATTGGCACTGAGACTAACGTCGAGGCGACAGTAGATGCGAAACAAGAAGCGGAGACGCAAGTCGAAGCACAGCCGGGAGCCGAAGAATCCGAGCAGCAGGGCGAACAAGGGGCTGCGCCGCCAGCAGCCGATGGAGATAGTGCGGTATCCCAAGCCGAAAAGATGATCCCGGAGAGTCGTTTTAAAGCGGCTATCAAGGATGTCAATGATAAGCTGATAACTGCTCAACGAGAAATGGCCGCTATGAAAGCCGTACCTCCTCCGGATCGTACTAAAGATCCTGAAGGGTACGACCGCCACAACCGTATTGAGATGTCAAGAACACTGGTCAGCAGGATCTACAAAGATTACTACGAGAAAATAGCACACTTTCAAGAGATGGTTAAAGCAAACCCATCTTTGGGTGCTATCGTCGCAAACAATGAGATTCCCGCACAGATGGCCTATGACCTTGCTATCAAGGATATGGAACTGACGGAACTGTACAAACTGAAGGACTCTGCAGATTGGAAGGAATTCCAAACTTACAAAGCTGCAAAGGGCGCGGGGGCTAACGCCGCCGCACAGGGTACAGTAGCAGACACGGCGACACAACTTGGCGGCAGTAAGGCGGCAAGCGTTGCGTCCAAGGTGCCGAATCTCAATCGTAATGCCCCCTCTGTAAACCGTGATCTTGGTAAAACAGGTGACGATAACCTGTTTGGGGATCACTACAGTACGGGGTTTTAACAAACAGAAAGGACTAAACAATGGCCGGCTCAAGTATTGCCAGTAACAACCTAGTTACTGACTTCCAAAAGCAGGTAAACCGCGTATATGTCAGAAAAGGTAAATTCGGCGCATACATCGGTCCAACTGAAAATGATATCATCCAAACTAACAATAACCTGAAAAAGAAAGAGATTGCTCTTATCGGGAAATTGTCTGGTTCGGGTGTTCGTGGTTCCACAACCCTCGTAGGGTCTGAAGAGCCGCTAAGCAACTTTGACTTCAGCTTCCAACCGACGCACCTCAGAAATGGTGTGCTGATCGATAACGAAGAGCGTGAGAAGTCAGCGTTTGACCTGTACCACGAAGCTCGCCCTGCGCTGATGAACTGGATCATGGAAGTAAAGCGTGATCAAATCATCCAAGCTATGGGCGCTGTTCAGGCTTCTGGCACATATCTAAATTACGGCGGTACGGCGGCTTCAGGGGCTTACGGCTCTGCGGCTGCAACCGGCGCGAATATGGATACGTGGAACGCGGCGAATACTGATCGCATTTTGTATGGTATCGTAAAATCGAACCTTACATCTGGCGACCATACCACGTCTCTCGGTACTGTCGACACCTCAGCGGATAAGATCTCGACTGCAATGATTGGCTTGCTCAAGCGCATGGCGATGACTTGCAACCCGCTGATTAGGCCAGTAATGATCAAAGAAGACGAGCCTCATTTCGTGCTCTTCACGGGTGCTGCTTCCTTCCGCGATCTTAGGCTCGACAGCACGCTGCTGACTTCCATGCAGGAAGCACTGCCGCGTGCCAAGAACAACCCGCTCTTCCAAGGCGGCGATTTGCTTTGGGATGGTGTTGTTATCAAGGAAATTCCAGACATGGATAAGTTCATTGATAACGGCACGGGTACTGGTCTCTGGGATGGTGTCTGGGGCGCTAATGCGACGGGCGATAATCTTGTTAATACAGGTGCCGCCTCGAGCCGCGTTGGTGTTGCCTTTCTGTGTGGGACTCAAGCCGTTGCTTTTGGGCGCGGTAAGAATGCTGCATTCAGCCTCCGTAAAGAAGACGACTATGGTCATCTGGACGGTGTTGCTGTTACGGCGAAGCACGACATCAAGAAAATCTTTTACAACAATCAACAGTTCGGCATGGTAACGAGTTTCCATTCCGCAGCCGTTGACTAAGAAAGGATAATACAATGACGCTTTATGCCAATATACTGCCCACAACGGCTAACCTGCACAAGAACGCAGCAATCGTTGTTGGTCGTCCTGTAGACGCAAACGCTGTTGTTTCTGCTGGAGTGCGCACTATCGCAGTTCCAGTAGCGGCTTCAGCGTCGACGATAGACTTTAATCTGCGCATTCCTACGGAGGCACGGATTCTACCGTCTAGCCGAATCTACAATGACGTACTCGCTACATCTACTGCAACCCTTGACATCGGCTTTCGGGCTGTTAACGCGAACATCACTTCGTCTAATACGACGCTGGTTGATGGTATCGCGCTTAGCACCGGCGATGGCATTACCGCCGCTACTTCTGGTAAGAATTTCTTGACCAGAGCAGCCGGTGGTAAGAAGGTCTGGGAACATCTGGCGCTTGCCTCGGATCCGGGCGGCTTTGTCGATGTTGTAGGGCAGATTAAAGATGCTGCTACAACTGCGACGGGCTACGTCGTTCTTGATATGTATCTTGCTTTCAACTAAACACAACTAAAGGCGGCTGAGCTTCAACCCCTCAGCCGCCTCTTTTCCTCAGGAGGGATTAGAAATGAAAATTGCCATTGTATGCGGTGCTCCTTCATCGGAGATGCTAGCACCATTCGACGACCCTACATGGGAGATCTGGTGTCTTGGTAATCGTCTTACAAGGTACAAGGATAAACGTGTCACTCGGATATTTGAGATTCACGATTATCTCGCGGAGCGTCATGACCCTAAAGAATACGCCGAATGGCTTATCTCTCATAATATACCGCTTGTTGTAGGGGATAAATTCCCATCCACAACGACGGACAGAAAAATCGTAATGCGGTTTCCCTTCGAAGAAGTGGAGCGTATGTACGGTTCTCTTTACCTTACTGCCAGTCCCGCGTACATGATTGCCATGGCGCTTCTGGAACACGCCGATGAAATAGCCATTTACGGCTGCGATCTTGCTATAGACGATCATGAGTACTTCTGGCAGCGCCCATGTGTGGAAGCGTGGATCGGCTTTGCTAAGGGGCGCGGCGTTAAGGTGACGATACCCACGCAGTCCCACGTCGGCCGATGCAAGTATGTAGAGGGGCGCGACTGGGATGGTAAGCGCAACGCTGACGGTCCGCTGACTCAAGAGAGCTTTATGCACATGGCTACCGAACACGAAGCTAAGATGGCTGAACTCACACAAGAGAAGCGAATCATTGAGAACACTATCTCCGCCCACAACGGGGCGGTTCAAACCTATAAAAATTTAGCGAAGGTTGCACGCGCCATGGAAGCGCAACTCGACGTTAAATCTATCAAAGAAGCAATATCCATGGATACACTATAACAGGAGGACTATTCGATGAGTGACGTAAGAGCAAAAGGCAAGACCTACACCTACATTGGGAGCGGTGCTGCCTCACCACAGAAGATTAACTTCATGGGCGTTCAAGAATTTATTCGTGGTACGCCCGTGGAAGTCACGGACACCGCCGCGCTTAAAAAACTTTCTAAGCATCCGTGTTTCGTCGAAGGAAGTGTGAAGGCTGAAGTTCTTAGTGAGCGTGACGAAGCGGCGCTGAAAGCAGAAGCTGAGCGGCGTGCCGTGGACGCCCGTGTACAGGCCAACGCGACTAAGCAAAACAGCAAGTTCAAAACCAGAGATGAAGAAGACTAAGTATGGCAAGTCAAGCAGACATCATTCAACGCGTCGCGGAGGATCTGGGTATAACCGCTATTGGGCAAGCTATTGAGGCTCAGGACAATACGCGCCTAACCGCGACGTATAATGAAGTCTACGCCAAGCTGAAAGAAAAAGGACTAGCAACGTGGGCGGCTGCTGCTGCGGTTCCCACGGCGCTAGTTCCTTTTTTTGCGCTTATGATGGAACAAAAACTTCTGACGTCGTATAGCGTTCCTGACTCACGCTACCAAAGAATTATGATGGAAGCGGGGCAGGACGGTGTTCACGCGCTATTGAAAATGACTGAACTGGTTGTGCCTGAGTACGATGACAATGCTGATGAAGGGGACTTTTAGTGGCCTTAATTCCGATTAACCTGACTGGAGGCGACTACGAACACAAGTCCCGCCCCCTGAGTAATCAGGTTACGCGGAACTTCTGGCCGCAGATGCAGCAGACCAAAAAAGCGCAGAGTCAGTACATTTTGCAGTCTTTTTACGGCCTTTTGCCGTGGGCGGCGGCTAACATGCCAGCAGCGCAGGTAGGGCGCGGCTTGTTTGTTAACAAGGGTATTCT